ACAATCCGGGTCGAGTTCGGTAAGCGGGGGAAGAAGAAATATTGCAGCACACGCTGCTACCGGGCCTTTATGGCGGGCCGCTTCGACCGCTGGATCGCCAATCCCCAGGAGATCGCCCTGCCCCAGTGCTACGACGAGTTCCTCATGCAGGACGAGTTGCCCTGCCTGATCGACGGCTGCGACTGGGTCGGCAAGCGCCTGGGGAACCACGTCAACTTCGCGCACGGCATCCAGGCGGTCGACTTCAAGCGCGCCGCCGGGTTCAACAAGAAGACCGGCCTGCACACGCCTGACGTGGCGCAGCACTTGTCCGATCGCGCGCATATCCACGGGGCCACCTTTGGCGGCGGCTTCGACGGCATCCCCAACCCGATCCGCTCGCCGCGGTCCCTGGAAGCCGATGAGCACCTCCACAAGGCGCAGGCCCTCATGCGCGAGATCTATGTGCAGCCGGAGCGCGTCTGCGAGAGTTGCGGCGTGACCTACCAGCCGGCGCCGCTCGGCTGGAATTCAAGGTACTGCACAAAGAAATGCCGGGAACAGTGGTACGCCAAGAACTATCAGAGGGCGCAATTCTGGTTCACTTGCGCCGTCTGCAAGAAAGCCTTCCAGGGGAACATAGCCCAGCGCCGCCGCCACGAGATACATGGCAAGCCGGTGGTCTGTTCGACGCATTGCCGTCAACTCAACAACAGCAACTGCTGGCGCAAGGGCCGGCCCAAGGGAGGCGGCCGGAAGAAAAGCGGTCCAGGCACTCGCGTGGACGTGACCGGAGATTCGCCTCAGGTGTGAGCACCCGGGAGGCGGGCTCATATCCGCCCCCCGAGTGCCTGCATCAACAGGTGCCAACAGAAACAAACCAATCAACAGGAGAATCCCAGTATGCCAGAGAGAACTGAAGCGCAGCGCAAGAAGACCCGCGACTACCAGCGGAAGCGGTACGCGCGGCTGAAGCAGGAGCAGGCCGAGGCCGCTTCGGACGCCCAGATCAAGGCCGCAGCAGCCCGCCTCGGGGCCAGCGTGGAGCGGGACTACGGGCCGAAGGCCAAACGGGCAGCTACCAAAGCGCCGGCCACGAGGCTGGCCTACATGATTCCCCGGCTGGTCGACCTCACGCTGGCGCTGCGCAAGGCCGGCTGCCGGATGGCCATCTGCACGTTCACGGACGGCTCGAAGATCACTTTGCGTTAGATTGTGATGGGGGGAGACACCCAATGTCCCAACAGGGCGGGCTGACTAACCGCCTGAGGCGTCTCCCCTGAACTTCACGAGGCCCTGGTCCTGTCCACTCCCCAACTGCACATGGTCCCCTGCGGGTGCAGTAGGTATTCCAGCGCCGCGATCATCGCGCAGAAGTTCCCCTCGGACACCCAGGTCTTCGGGTAGACCTGGAAAATGATGTCGAGGAGTCCTGCACACGTACGGCAGCGGGAGAGAGCAATGCCGTAGACGTACCCTCCTCCGGTCCTGTCGAGGAAACACTCGATCTCTTCCTTGTCGTCGGTGAGCCTCCAGACGCCCCCTTTGAACTTCCATTCCGTCTCGGGCGGCGCGTTGAGGATCTCCCTTGCGATCTCCCCTAAGTTCCGCAGCCCCTGCTTTTTTGGCCCCTTTTTCGGGATCATATTTCGCCCTCCTCTATCCCTTCCACAATCCGCATCGTGGACGGCGTGAATACGAGTTTCACCTTCCCGGTCGCGCCGTTGCGCTGCTTGCGAATGATCAATTCGATCTCGTTGGCCCGGCGGTGGGCGATCGCCTCGCGGAGCTCGTCTTGGCTGGCGTGCAGAAACATGACTGTATTGGCGTCCTGCTCGATCGAGCCGGATTCGCGCAGATCGTGGAGCTCGGGTTCCCGTTTGTTCCTGGCAGTCTCCCGGTTGAGTTGGGAAAGGACGACGAACGGAAGCTTTAACTCGCTAGCGGCCAGCTTCAACGCACGGCTGATCTCACCGATCTCCTCAACGCGGTTGCTCCGTTTCCGCAGCGGGTAGAGGAGTTGCAGGTAGTCGACAATGACCAGTTTGGGCATAGGCTTTACTCGCTTGACCTCCGCAACGATGGCCTGCACAGTCGACCCGCTCCAGTCGTCGATCCGGAGGGCCATCTTGGACAGAGCACTCCCCGCAGCGGCGATCCGGTGCCGTGCGTCTTCGTCCTCGAAAGTCACCCCTTCGCTCAACGGTTTGAGCGGAACCTTGGCGTGTGACGCAATCATGCGCAGCCAGATCTCCCTCTCGCTCATTTCGAGCGAGAACACGATAACGCCCTGCTCACCGGCAAAGCGGGCTATCATGGCTGCCGCGGCGCTCTTGCCCAGTCCCGGCAGCGCCCCGATTACCACCAACTGGCCGGGCATGAAGCCTCCACCGGTCAGCAGTTTATTGAGATTCTCCCAAGGAGTCGGTACAGATACCCCTTTCTCGGGAGCCAGGAATTGAGCATAGCTGCCACCATACTCGGCGTCGAGGAAGGCTTCGAGCCCGCGCGAGCCGGGCCTGATTCGGGTACGGGTGCCGAGCTCCCTCAGGGCCGCCTCGGCCGAGGCGAGGACTTCCGGCCCGGCGCCGGGCATACAGCACTCCTCGGCATACTTGGCGTGCATGATGGCGGCGCGGCGCAGCGTGCTTTTGATCCGCAGCGTGCCGAGGTAGGTTTCGAGGTCAACAACCTTGGGCACGGTCGAGATCCCGCTCAGGTAGGTGAGCCCGCCCACGCTTTCCAGGTGCCGTGTGTCGGTGAGCCGCTGGCTGACCGACAGGAGGCTGATCTCCTGGCCGTTGTCGTCGCACCAGCGGCCGGCGTCGAGGATCCGCTTGTGCTGCTCAAGATAGAAATCGTCCCGTTCCAGCGTGAGGATGGCGGCGGCGGCTTCCGGGTCGTCCAGGAGGACGCCGAGGATCAGTTTCTCGATCTCGACGGCCTCCGGCAAATTGGGTAGTAGTTGGTTCATGAACTGAAGGGATTGGTTTGTCATAAACTTTCTTGCGGGGGAAGACCTTCCTTGGCGCGGTCTCGGTTGATCGCGGCCAGAATGCGTTTCTGCTTGGCGGCTTCTTCATCCGGGTCGGAGGGCTCGAAGCCCGGCAGCAGGAGCTCGTCCTCAAAGCGCTCTTTGTTGAGCCATGTACTCGGGTACAGCGGGTTTCGTCTGCCTTCGGCTTGAGCTTTAAGAATCGGGCCCTGCTGTATCGCCAGGGCGATGAGGCGGCGGCCGCCTGCCTCGTCCTTGACGATCTTGTCCCAGGCGGCCTTAGCGGCTTTCTTGTCGACCTTGTACCAGACAATGGCCCAGAACTCCTCGAAGAGGTCAGGCGGGAGCTCCGGTTTGGGCTTCCTGGTTTTCCGCGCTTTCGGAACCGCAGGAACCGCAACCGCATCCGCAATCGCAGATTGCGGTGTGTGTTGTTCTTCTTGTTCTTCTTGTTCTCTTTGTTCTCTTTGTTGTTTGTGGCCGCTTGATGGCAGGTTGATGGCAGGTTGTTGGTAGTTTGATGGCAGGTTGTTGGTAGTTTGATGGCCGGTCTCTAGGTTTGCGTTCTGATAACGCTCAAAGTTTACAACAACATACACGGTAAATTTGTTGGTCGGTTTTGAGGTCAACATCTGGCTGGATTCGAACACTTCGAGTGCGCGCCGCACTTGCCCTCGCGAAATGTTGCATTTTTTGGCCATTTCGATGGAGCCGCTGACGAAACCGCCGATTGGGAGCTCAACTTCCTTATGCCCATCCCAGTATTTACGTGGCTTATAAGTGGCTCTCAGTAGGCAGTAGATCCAGACTTTCAGGTAGGCAGGGGGATGGTGGGTCCAAAGCAGGTGTTCCTCGATGCTCCGGTAGAGCACGATGAACCCGCGCGACTTGTCGACGTTCACTTCATGGCCTTATCTGGCTCACCGGGGGCGGGCTGGATAAGGGCAGCCCGCCGTGGATCCCGGCAAATTCCGTTCGTACGGCTCAGTGATCAGCCGAGCCGCTTTCCGTCGAACGGACAATTCTAACTCTAGCCGCCGTTGATTTGCAATAGGGTTACGCTCATTTACGCTCAAGCACACGGCTCACCGAAACTTCAGACTACGCCTCAGTTCCTCGTTTGCCTGGAGCCGCGCACTTAACTCCTCCCTCACTTCGACCAGCCGGTCCCCGGCGTCCTGGAAGCGCATGTGCAGCTTGCGCTGGTCGCGGGTGTTCATCGGGCAGATGTGGGCGGCCTCGTCGAGGCAGGCGATAGCCTCCCGAACCCGGTTAAGTATCTCTGTTTCGTTCATATGTCAACCTGTCGTTGTCACGGCGACACGGGCCAGCCGGGAGTCCACGGCCTCCCGGAGTGTTGGATAAGTTTTCTCCCCTGCGAGCATCTCTTCGCCAGGCGGGAGGTAGACGATCATGGCCTGATCGCCCTGCATGTGCCAGCTTTTCTTCGTCCAGGCCAGCTTGCGGAAGCCGGCCTCCAGGTAGTCGATCCGTTCAGTGTCGGTCACCTTTCCAGACTACGCCTCACTTCGGTCGCGAGCCGCTCAAGGAGGAGCGGCTGGATCAGGTCCGGGGTCAACCTCCAGACGCGCCAATAGCGGAACGCCGCCTCGTTATATTTCTCGCAATCGGCGATGAAGCCTGTCTGGCGCATGTGGCGGCCGCGGTGCTCGCCCTCCTGGACGCCGCCTTCAATCTCGACGGCCATCATGGCGTGCGGCCAAGCGAAGTCGAAGAGCCACTTACGTTTCGGGTGGAACTTATACTCGCGCTCGAACGCCGGCCCTCCGATCGATCGCCAGGAGATGACGAAACGCTCCTCAGGCTCGGACTTAGCTTTGGGAATCTTTGCCACTTACTCCTCCTGTATTTTCATTTGCCGCTCGTCTTCTTCGGGCGGTTCCTCTTCGAATAACTTGGCCTGCACGGCGTAAGTGATCCGCATCTTACATTCGGTGCCCTGGTTGGCCCGCCAGAACGCGCCGATCACGGCCTCGGCGTTCTCGACGGCGATCTTGACCTTAAAGGTCAGGCGGGTCTCGTTGCTATCTTCGCCGCCCTTGCGGATGGCCTTGAAGTTCTCGGCCCCGGTGATGCCGATCGCAAGCGCGAGGTCTTTACCGGCCTTCGGTGTCAGGACCATTTCACCGGCCCCCACCGAGCTTTCTAGCTCGATAGAATCCCAGTTCTCGCGGAGAGCCCCGTCGTCATAGAGGAGGCTCTCCCAGCCCATGATCTTGGCCAGTCTGGCAGAGATGTCTCCGCTGGCCGCCATCGTCAACATAAATGCGTTCTTCTTACCCCGCAGAGTAAGTGTTTCGGGTGTTACTCCCGATATGTTCAAGGTCGGCATTGGTCCCTTCCTGTTGTTGCACGGGCGGGCGCGGGCGCGGCCCGTACTTGTAAAACCACTTAGACCGGTTGCGGGCGTTCTTACGGTCGCGCTGTTCTTGCGTCAGCACTCGTTTTTTTTTATCGGGAGCCCGCACCCGCTTCACGTACGGCACCGGCTCGGCTTCGATGTCACGGGCCCAGCGGATGTCCCGATCCGGCCCCTTGATG